CCGTATTGGTATGGTAAAATGTGCGAAAAGTTTGGCAAAGAGCATGTTGATGACAATTATTGTTTTGAAGATTGCCTCAGTGACTGGCAGGTTGTCAATTGGGCTTGGGAGGTTAAAGAATGAATAACATGACGCGAGAAGAAGAAATCCTCACGGTGCTACAAGAGGAATGTGCCGAAGTCAGCCAAATGGTCTGTAAGATCCGTAGATTTGGCATCAATGAAACACATCTCAAAGACGGTGGATCTAACCGTGAACGCTTGACCGAAGAAGTAGGGGATTTACAAGCGGCAATAGATCTGTTAAAATTACATAATATAGTCAACGAACATGATGTAGAACTTGCCAAGCATCGCAAGTTTGAAAAATTAAAAAGGTGGTCACGAATCTATGAATGAATTCAAAGTCAGCGAAATCTTTTACTCAGCACAAGGTGAAGGTCGTTTTGTTGGTGTACCCAGTGTGTTCTTTAGAACATTTGGTTGCAACTTTAAATGTGCAGGTTTTGGTTTACCGCGAGGAGAAAAAACCACAGAACCAGACGAGATTGGCAAGAGCGTTCACTTGTACAAAACATTCAACGACTTGCCGTTGGCCAAGTCGGGCTGTGACAGTTATGCCAGTTGGCATCCAGCTTTCAAGCACTTGAGCCCAAGCTACACTGTTGACCAAAGCATTGCGGCAATGCTGGCATTGACACCAAATCGTCATTGGAAGCAAAACAACGGCAACGATGTTCACTTGGTTATCACTGGTGGTGAACCCTTGCTGGGCTGGCAACAATTGTATCCTGCTTTGTTGTCTAGCTCGCGCATGGCAGACCTAGACAATCTAACTTTTGAAACTAACGGTACTCAAAAGTTACACGATGAATTTTATGACTACTTGTTTCAAGATTGGACACGCTTTGGTCGCGATAGCGACCACCTTACATTCAGCATCAGTCCAAAGCTCAGTGCCAGCGGAGAAACATGGAGTCAGGCCATCAAGCCAGAAGTAGTACAACAATATCAAACCGTTGGTCATGTTTACTTGAAGTTCGTTATTGAAACTCTAGAAGACTTTGAAGAAGTTGACCAAGCTGTCACAGAGTTTAGAGCTGGTGGCTTTGGTGGTCAGGTTTATGTGATGCCAGTGGGTGGCACAGACGAAGCATACTTTTCAAACAACCGGCACATTGCCGACGAAGCATTGGCTCGTGGTTATCGCTACAGTCCTAGACTACATGTAGACATTTGGAGCAACGGATGGGGCAAATGAAAGCACAAATTCCAGCAGTGGGTATTCTCAAACGCAGCGATTATGGTGACTGCAAGAGTTATCAAATTGTCTGCGAATGTCACGATCCTGACCATGACCATAATGTTTGGATTGAATCTGAGGATACCGGTGTCAGTGTAACAACATATACCACACAAAAGACACGGGTATGGGAATTAAACCGGTGGCAAACTATTTGGCGTTTGCTAACTCGAGGTTATGTTGAATATCAGGCCAGTATTATAATGACTGAACAGCAGGCTCTAAACTATGCTGAAACGCTGAAAACAGCCGTCAGTGATGTTAAAAACTTTAGAAAAACCTCCTCTACTTGATATATACGATTATGAACACTAGAATTCAAACATGGACACATTCATGCTCGTCTGAAACATTTGTTGTTCTTGGACTCAATGAAATGTGCCCTCGCTGTCTTATTAACCATGAGCTTCATGCCTTGCGGCATAATGGATTTTCAGTTACTCCGCCAAGTCGCTCTAAGTCGCTTGTGGAAAAAAGTAAGGTCAAGCTTGCGGCCTTGTTTGCACCAAAGCAAAAAGTCAAAAAAAGAATAGACGAAGATGAGCAAACACAGCACCTCCATAGAATCGGATAAACATGCCAGCGATACCAACCCGTGCATAGGAATTTGTCAGCTTGATGCAAAAGGGTATTGTATAGGGTGCTATCGCACCCAAGAAGAAAAAGAAAAATGGTATACTGAAAGCATTGAATGGCGAGATGCCTTAGTCAATGAGTTGGCACTTAGAGAAGCAAAGATTTTTAATGCTGGCTCTTGACAGATCAATAAAATTGCCGTAATGAATCGAGCATACAAAGACGCTTTCATCAACATAACTAATCAAAAGGGCTTGTTAGATTTTGGTGCCAAACCTTTTCGAGACAAATCAGCAGAGCCTTACAAATTTTTCCTGGAAACTGGCAATCGTTGGGGACCATATCTTAACCTAAGGGCAAAAACCTAAAAATGTTTAAATTTATAAAGAACCTATTCAAGCGCACACCTACTGCTAAAAGTATGCGTAATAATCCTGAACCTTGGGTACAAGTTGTCAAAGCCAATTTGGATGCAAGTAACCCCAAGCAAGGTTATTTCGAACTTGAATGGAACCCGGCATTTGTGCGTCACCTAATGGATCATGGCTACCGTGGCCCTACTCCCGAAGACATTGTTGATCAATGGTTCACTGAACTGTGTCGCAATGTTGGCATGGATGGCTTAGCTGACGGTTCTTTTGTAGCAGATGCTGGCAGGATGTCTACCAACGACAAAACACGCAAACAAGAATAAGCATGGCGGATCGCAAAAAACTAACTGATGGCAAAGGTTGGTTATTAAAGAAATCTCATATCAACGATTCTTTAATTGATGCGTTTTATGCTCGCATTGATCGTTTAGGACCGCGTCGTGCCATTGACATCCACAAGAACTATGCCGAAGGTGCTGGCATACTTGACCTAGGCAATCTTGCTATTTGGTGGAGTCAACAGGTATTAGATTGGCCTGAATTCCAATGCATTGAAAAAATAACATTTGATCTAGTTCGTAACATCTTGTTAGATCCAAGACTGTATGCCGCTGATGTTGTGACCATTGAACCCGGCAGTAATATTATAAATCCGCATGTGGATACACCACATCGTTTTCCTGAGTGGAACTTTGATCGACGATTGCTGGCCTTACAATTGATCATTCCCTTGCACGACATTGACAGCAAATCCGGTAGTACTGGCTTGGTTGACCAAAGTCAACTTGAAGACTATCCCATAGATGCCTGCTACCAAGGCAAGTACAATCAAGTCTTTACGGATCTAGTCAAGCAACCAAAAATGCCCAAAGGATCTGTGCTTTGCTATAACGCACGGCTCTTGCACTCAAGCATGCCTAATCCAAGCAAGCGAGCTAGAAAAGCACTGTTGATCCACTATTGCGAATCCAGTATTATCAAACCTCTGCGAGCTATTGATAATATCTGGTCATCGTTAGTACCTTAAAAAACATTGACACCTAAGTCATTTGACGCTATAATAGCAACATGAGCTACTTAATCGTTGATGCCGCTAACCTTTTCTTTCGTGCCCGTCATGTGATCCGCAACGGTGATCCTGAAGAGCGTGTAGCCATGAGCTACCATATTATTCTTGCCGCTGTTCTCAAACAATGGCGAGATAGACAGGGCAAGCATGTAGTATTCTGCTTTGAAGGGCGTAGCTGGCGCAAAGACTATTACACCCCTTACAAGGCTCAGCGAGCTGATGCTCGTGCCAAGCATACTGTCAAAGAAGCCGAAGAAGAAAAGCTGTTCTGGGAAAGCTTTGACAAGTTCTATGAATACATCAGTACAAAGACCAATGTGACTGTTCTTCGTAATCCTGTGTGCGAAGCCGATGATTTTATTGCTCGCTGGATTCATTTGCATCCCAACGACAATCACATAATTGTATCCAGCGACTCAGATTTTGAGCAGTTGATTGCACCTAATGTGCAATTGTATAATGGCATCGCTGGTGTACTAACCTCACACGAAGGCTACTACGACGACAAAGGTCGACCTGTAGTTGACAAGAAGACCAAGGAAGTCAAACCGGCACCGGATCCTGAATGGCTGCTCTTTGAAAAGTGTATGCGTGGCGATACCAGCGACAATATTTTTAGTGCGTATCCTGGTGTTCGCGAAAAGGGTTCTAAGAACAAGGTTGGGCTAAGAGAAGCTTTTGCTGATAGATCCAATAAAGGATTCATGTGGAACAATCTCATGCTCCAGCGTTGGACCGATCATGAAGGTGTTGAACACTTGGTCCGTGACGACTACGAACGCAATCGTGCCATCATTGATCTAACTGCCCAACCCAACAATATCAAGGCAGTTCTAGATGAAACAATTGCCCAAGCAGTCCAGCGTGAGCGAGTACCAGGCGTAGGTACACATTTTATGAAGTTCTGTGGTAAGTATCAGTTACAAAAGGCTTCTGAAAATGCTCAATATCATTCCGAGTGGCTGGCGTCCGGTTACAACTAAAATTTTTATCTTTTGCGTATTAGCGTGGCTAGCCGCATGGGCACTTCCTGCGATTGCACAGGCTTTCCTATTGAGAACCAACTGGATGTGTAGCAGTACCCAGTCGGTGGTTGAAACTCTCAAAGAAGCAAACGAATCAGTCAGGGCAATTGGCAAGTCTCAGACTACTGAAAACGATTCTATAATTATGTCGTTTTGGGTTGCCAAAGATGGCAGTTGGAGCATCATTGCTACCAGCCAAAAAGACCCTACTATAAGCTGTATTATAATTACCGGTGACGGTTTTACTAGATACAGTACTTCAAATTCCTCCGAAGATTCCATTTAAGCCCTGTTTAATTGATTCATTATATATGCACTTTTGCTAAATAAGTGCATGAGTAGACCTAAGCCAACAATTATTTTAACGCACACAAATCCTCGCACATACAAAAGCGAAGAGGTTCTTGCGGCTGATGCGATCTATGCAGTATTCTATAAAGATAAGCCCATTAATCTTCGTACTCTGAATAGTTTGGTTAGCTATCCAGGACCCAAATACAAAAAAGTCAGTTTTAGCAATCCTGGACATGCTTTTAATCTTGCCGACCGCTTAAACAAAATGTTCAAAGCAAATGACTTTACTGTGGTTGAGCTAAAGCAAGGACGGCGCATCAATGAAGCAGGAACTAGCTACAAAGATAGTTGACTATCTGACGCAGTATCCTTTACCGCATATCTGGGGCGATACAAAAATAACCCCATATTCGGTGTTCAAAAATTATCAACCAGGACGACAAAAGGGCTTGCGACTGACTGCCTTTGGTTGGGAATTGATGCGACCACATTTCAGACATTGGTCTTATAAATGTCCACCTGGATGGAGCCCTAAGCCGGGACACCTAATAGGCTTAGAACAGCATTTAGATTGGCCTTACTATCACGGTGCTGGCTATTTCCGTATATTCGGAGAAAATGATGCCATGGAAATTCGCTTGGTAAACGACGATCTTGTGTTATGGCTTGATGGTTTGAGTCGCAAAGCTCTTAACTTTCGGTAACTTCTTCAATCAGGCTCTTTTTATAAATACTTTTATGAAACACTGGCAACCTTATGTGCGGGCCAGCTGGGAACTGGTCGTTGAGGCACAAGGCACTACTCAAACTTATCTAGAATCTGATGTTGAAGCATTCTTGGTACATGTTATGGCTCGTAGTTTTGAGCGCACAGATTTTTGGTCGGTGCCAATTGCTATAAAAATGCTAGAAGCAAGATCTCTACCAAACAATCAAAAGCAGCCGGTGATGAGATCAGTGGGCGAAGAGTGCTTGTTCATTGATGCATGGGAGTTCAAGAAACCTCGCTGGCCAGATGAGTCCTATTTCAAACAGATGGGCAGTATTGCATTTGGCATTGCCAGTGTGGCTACCAGACCCCCAGACGAGTTGCTGGACATAGCAAGCTTGCAGTTCAGCACCATGAGCCAGGTGCTAAGAGGCGTCAGGAACCTATATTTGTCTAAAAATTAAGCAAAACAAGGGATTAGCTAAGTCATTGATTTTAAACACTTTTTAGCCTTAGCTAAGTCATTGATTTTTAAGGACTTTTAAAAGTGTTGCAAAAATGCCACATTTTTAAGCCAAAAAAAAGTGAAAAAAGTGAAAAAAAGCTCTAAAAACGGTTGACTCAGCCCTAGGGTTCCCGTATACTACAAAAACTATGAA